ACCGAAATAGACTTCAAATCTACCATCACCTTGTTCTTGTAAGAAATAAACTTTTGATGTAGAATTTAATTCTGTTAGTGTTTGTGATTTTGTATAAGTGTTAGTTGTAGTATCACTTGATGAATTTTGCACTTTAACTTTTAATGTAGTTGTATCTGCTTGATTATTAGGAATAATAAATTTTTGGTCTACATCTGAAGAATCTACTGTATATTGAAATGTAATTGATGTGCCTTCAAAAATTTTTACATTTGAAAATTTATAAACACCATCAGTAGGTGTAGCTGTAATATCTTCATTTGTTATAAAATCATAAGTTATTTGATTAATAGTAGTAGTGAAAGTAGTTCCCTTTGCCATTGTAATTGAAGCAGTTGTAGTTGGAACATTATTAACTGTTACATCAATTTCTGCCATAGGTGATGAAACTGATGTAGGAGTATATCCTAATTGTTTTGCTAATGCAACGACATTTTTACGAATGTCTGCACTATCTAAATATAATTCGTTTGATAACATATTAGCATTGTATGCTAAATAGTGTGTATTGTATGCTAATAAATCTAATAATACAGACATACCTGAACCTTCAAAGTTATAATCTGAAAATTCTGCTTGATTACTTAAATATGTTTTTAGATTATCTCTTATACCATCATAATCTAATTCAGAAACATCTAATCTGTTACTAATTGCATTTGTCATTTTATCTTAATCTCTCTAAAAAAGTTTCTACTACTACAGGTTCAAGTGTTCCTATTATAGTAAATGTAATTTTACAAGTGTAAGAATTTCTACTTTCATCTGGTCTTACTAATACATTTTTTACTATAACTCTAGGTTCAAACTCTTGCAACATTTGTGCTATTTTTTGTCGCATAAAGTGTGATGTTAATTCTGTCATAGGTTCAAATAATAAACCTCTAATACCAGAACCTATTTCGGGCCTAAATGGTCTCTCATAATTATTTGTATTAATTAAGTTTCGTACACTTCTCTTAATAGCTTCAGCGTCTGTAAGTTTATTTACATCCTTAGTTACTGAATTTAAACCAAAGTCTAAGTCTAGGTCTTTAAAAGTCCTACTAGTTCTATTAGATTCGTTTGTATTTGTAGCGTCCCATTTTGGCATAACGCTAACTATTTATACAGACTAGGCTGTTCTTTTCCACATATAGACAACAATATATGGTTGAACATTATTGTGAGCGTCTCCACTACCTGTAAAACTTGAATTAACAGCAGGACCATTACCTGTGCCAGCGTCTCTAACAAGTTCCATATTACCAGCTGCACCACCTGTTCCTGTACCTGAATCGTTAGAACCTACTTGATGTCTATGTGAAGGTAATTCAGCAGTTGTTAATGTATGAGTTTTAGACCCACCTGTTTCTTCTGCACCATCAAAATCTGTATCTGAAGAATCAATACCTACAAGAACACGACCTGCACCAAAAGTTGCCCATGTTCCAAATCCTAATAGTGTACCTGGATTTGTTGCATTACTACAATTCATATAAATTGAACCTACAGGATATGCATTTGATATTGTAGCAGTTACACCTGATAATGTTGTAAATGAAATTTGACCACTACCATTTGTAGACATAACTTGTCCACTATCACCATCAGTTGTAGGCATAACATATGTACCATCTCCACCTAAATGTGTGAAGTTAGCATCCATTTCATCATGAGTTAATGCTGTTCCTTTAGTACTTCTTTTTGTTAATGCCATTATTCATCACCATCGTTTGTTGTTTGATTTTCTACAGTATCACTATAATACTGTCCTACATATGATTGTATGACACCATTTATAGTGCCTGGATTATTTTCTAAATAATCATCTGACACATATTGAAATACAGATGTTTCAGTATTAAAGACTACATCTGGGTCGCCTTGTGTATCTTTAGTAAAATTTAAAGTAACACCATCAATTGTAATATCAACAGTTGTATCTTCTCCTCTAGGTGTTACAACAGTTGTTGGGGCAGGTAATTCTGATTTAAAATAAGTTACCCCATGTTCTGTAACAGTAGGCACTATACACCACCTTGAGCCGCAAATACACTTTGTGAACCCATAGCACAAACAGAAGGTGGAAAACAAGGTAAATGTCCTGATGTAGGACTACCCATTGTTGCGATTGGTCTACCATTTACAAATACACTACCTTGTAATGGTACTGCAACATCTGTACATGCTGTCTTATCACCAAATCTAACAGTTGCTTTATTATTAGTAAATACATTAGGAGAACCTGTTATAAATGGTGTAGCATGAAAAGTAACACATTTGTGTCCTGCATGAAAATCGCCTATTCTTACTACTGGTCTACTCATATGACTATTTATACAATTAGTTAAAATAAAGCTTGACAAGCATTGCCGTATATGATAAGCTGAAGTCATGAAAATCGTACAAATATTGAACAATTTATACCAAATGAGAATCATTCTCAATAAATTATTTTCAATTAATTTACTAAACTCTTATAAATCAATAACTTGGGCTACCGAAAAGTGCTTGACACGGCTTTAAATATACCATATAATGGACACATGAATAAATTAAAACACACTAAAAAAACTGACTTTCAAGATACACTAAATTTAGACAGCAAATCTCAATTAGCAAAATTACTTGCTACTGAGAATATTACTGTTCAACATAATAATGTAAGTACTGCTTCGTTTGATGTTGCAAATCGTGTATTGACACTTCCTATATTTAAAATCAAAAACAAAAATGTTTATGACATGTTAGTCGGTCATGAATGTGGTCATGCATTATGGACTAATTGTGATGATTGGTCAGAAATAGGTAAAGATGACAAATTAAGAATGGCTGTAAATATTCTAGAAGATACTAGAATTGATAAAATGATACAATCTAAATTTCCAGGTATCGTTGAAGATTACCACAAAGGTTTTAAAGTTCTAAATGATTCTAACTTCTATGGTATGCAAGACCATGATATAAACGAATTATCATTTTTAGATAAAGTTAATATGAGAAGTAAATCTATGAATACAATGAGTATTGATTTTTCTGATGAAGAAACAGAATTACTAAAACAAGTTGATGATATCAAAACTTTTGATGATGTTATGAAACTTGCAAAAGAATTACTTGCATGGCAAAAACAGAAAGATGAAGAAATGTTTGCTAACAATATGGATGTCTCTGCTGATAAAAAACAAGGTGGTGACAATCAAGACGCTGACAGCGAAGAAGATTCAGAATATGGAGATGATGATGGCGAAATGAGAAATGAAGATTCTCATAATGATTCAGAATCAGAAGATGAAAAAGAAAGAAAAAAGGATGAAACTTATACAGAATATCAAGATAGACTAAAAAATTTAGAAGAAGAAAAAAAACTTGAAGAAGAAATGTCTCAATCATCTATGGCACCAAAAAATATGCAAGATGAGGATTTCGGTATTACTAATAGAGAATTTGAAAAATCAGTTCAACAATTGACTGATACGGCTCTTGATAGTAAAAGAGCTTATGCAAGTCTACCTAAGGCAAATCTAGAAAATACTATCGTTACTTATAAACAATGGTTTAAAGACTTCGGTTATGTTGTTGATGAAGATTCTTATAAAGATTACAAATCACAAATGTTATCTAGATATAACACTTTCAAAAAAGATAGTATGAAAACAGTTAATTATCTAGTAAAAGAATTTGAAATGAAAAAGTCTGCTACTGCATACAGAAGGGCTACTACTTCTAAAACAGGTATTATCGACCCTATGATGTTAAGTAAATACAAGTTTACAGATGATATATTCAAAAAATTGTCTATCGTACCAGACGCTAAAAACCACGGTATGATTATTCTAGTAGACTGGTCAGGTTCTATGTCTGAGGTATTACCTTCTGTTATCCAACAGTTGATGAATCTTGCATGGTTTTGTAGAAAGATTAATATTCCATTTGAAGTTTATGCTTTCAGTAATTATTACAATTATACAGATAATGATTATAACTGGAGAGACAAAATAACTAATTCATTTGACTTGAAAAAAGGTGACTTGTTTATGAAAAACTTTAAACTAGTAAACTTTATATCTCACAAAATGAATAATAAAGACTTTGAACATGGTATGAAAAATCTTTACATGACTTTAGAAATTAATGACTACAGAGGTTACAGTAGTAAAAGATTAGTAGATTGGTATGATAATGAAACAGGTACATCTTGTGCAAGACCTATTTACTTGCCACAATGTATGCAATTAGGTTCTACTCCTTTGAATCAGGCACTTGCTGCTATGATTGACATTATTCCAAAATTCAAATCTAAGTACGCTATTGAAAAACTATCATTCGTAACATTGACTGATGGTGCTTCAGATAGTGGCGAAGGTATTACAGATGATTTTACAGATAGTCAAGGCAATCACAGTATTGTTTCTAATTCATACAAAGGTAAATTAGTAATTACTTCTAAAGGTAAAAACTATGATACATCTAAACTGAATGGTTATGGTTCAGAAAGAATGACTTCACTATTACTTGAAATTATTAAGAAAAAATACAATACTAATAATATTGGGTTCTTCTTAATCCCAAATAAGTCTAGAAGACACCTTTCATGGGCGATTGAATCATATGATTCAAAAGGTAGATATGTTGGTTATGACTTAGATGTAGTAATGAAAGACTTAACTAAGAATAATGTTCACTTAACATCTAAAACCGGCTATGACAAGTACTTTATTACAGTAGGTAACACTAGAGTTGAATCTGCTGACTTGACAAGTCTTGATTCAGACGCTAAGACTTCTGATATTAAGAGATTATTCAAAAAATCTATGACCGGCAGACTGAAATCTAGAGTACTACTCAATAATTTCATTGAGGAAGTCGCATAATCATGAATTTTACTGAAAAATCACTAAAAATCACTAAAAATCACGAAAAAAGTGCGATATTAACCGGAAAAAGCTTGACAGACACTCAAAAACAGCGTATAATGGACACATAAACTATGAAAAACACAAATTTTAATGACGGAGACACAAAAACTATGAAAACTATGACATCAAAAGATAAAAAACAAGCATTTATTGACGCTTGTATGGCAAAATTTGAATCTGATTCAAACGGCGACCATATTTTGACTATTGACCAATTAAGAGATGTTGCTTCTACCTTCGGTATGAAGTATGCACCTCAATGGATTGTAAAAAATCCTGTAAATAAAGTCGGTAAGGGACTATTCAAGTTACCTGCCTTAGGTGAAATTACTAAAGTTCATGCTTCTAGACTAGTTCAAGCGGCTGAACAATACGAATCACCTAAAACTGAAAAAATTGAAAATACTGAAACTAAAACAGAGGCGGCTTATGTTGTTTCTAGTTTGACAGGTAATATCGTGCCTGAAAAAGACCCTAACTTTGTAAACTTCGGCGATTACAGTTCTGTAAAATCTATTATCGCCTCTAAGAAGTTTTATCCTATCTTCATTACTGGTCTCTCTGGTAATGGTAAGACATTGGGTGTTACTCAGGCATGTGCCGAGAAGAAAAGAGAGATGATTAGGGTCAATATTACGATTGAAACTGATGAAGATGATTTACTCGGTGGATACAGATTAAGAGACGGTCAGACTGTTTGGCAAAATGGTCCTGTTATTGAGGCAATGGAAAGAGGTGCTGTTTTACTTCTTGATGAGATTGACCTTGCAAGTAACAAGATTATGTGTTTACAACCTATACTTGAAGGCAACGGTGTATTTGTTAAGAAGATTAACAAGTTCATTAAACCTGCTCTTGGTTTCACAGTAGTTGCTACTGCAAACACCAAAGGTAAAGGTTCTGAAGACGGTCAGTTTATCGGTACTAATGTTCTCAATGAGGCGTTTCTAGAAAGATTCCCAATTACATTTGAACAAAAGTATCCTTCAGTTAGAATTGAGACTAAAATCATTTCTAAAATGTTAGAGACTGAAAGTGTTAAAGATGATGAATACGCTACCAATCTTGTAAATTGGGCTGACATTATCAGAAAAACTTATTCTGAAGGTGGTGTTGATGAA